AGAGCGTGGAGTGGTTCAGATTCCACTGTGTTTCCTGGCAAAGTCTTTGGAAAGCATGAGCTTATGCCATGTTGCATACTTCTGTAAAGGTTGGGAGAATGCAAGAGGATGCAAGATTGAACATGATGCAGCTGTTGCATACGGATTAGACATTATTTACGAGGAGTGAGAAGATGATTAAAGGATTTTTATTAGCGTTTAATTTAATTCTGATTGTAATGTTCTTGATCGGAATGATTTTCGGAGTAAAAACAAAAGAAACAGGAATGGGATTGTTAAGCGGATCTATTGCATTGATAATTACATTAAATTCCCTGTTCATTCTAAATTCGTAAGATTCTGTGAGGTGGAGGAAAAGGTAGACTCTATGACCGGTACAGGTAGATTGATACATTGGTTCAAATCCAACGCGGTGCGTATATTAATATAGGGAGTGAAGTAACTCTGTGCGCAGTGGTTCCGAATGGTAATAATCTCAATCATGTGTGGTGCAAATCCACACCCTCACAATCGCCGTGGTTTTCGTTCATTGCATGATTCCTTTCACCACATAGCGGAATGCTGTTAAGAGCCATCGCACGGCTCGTGTGGTTTCGTAGTTGGACAACGAGTGAGTTTCAGAACTGCAAATATGAGCTTATGCGTTGTTTGTATCTACGGTGATTGCTCATTATCGGTTAACGAAAAACTCTTGTGTTAGTAGAATGTGCAGATTCAAAAGCACATGGCATGGTTTTGGTCGGTATGGTTCAACTCCATAGGCAATCATTGTCAGTAAAGACATTAAAAACAGAGTGGAAGTCTCTTAAAAAACTCCGGCTACCATATCGGCGTTCGCGAGAAAATGGATATGGAAAAAGGTCTGTTTCTGTCGCTCCCGACAATTAATCGAGAGTGCATACTAGTTACAGAAAGTGATCTTGTATCAATCCCAAAGCCTTGCAAGTGGTAATGCTGGCAGTCGAATGACAGGTATTGAGAAAAACCTATGAAGTCCTCATAGACATAAAATGGATAACCGCTCAACCGAACGCGGTATATAAAAACATAAGGACTATATGAGAAATAGTCTGGTTTCTCTGTGTACGTTGCAGAATATATGGCAGAGAGTAAAAAGATTCAGCAAAAATCCACTCGTGGTCGGTTTGAAGTCCTGTAATGTTATAGAACCGACAAAAAACTTAATCCAAAGGAGATAAGAAAAATTCAGTGATTGCAGTATTCTGGATGCTTTGGATATTCGCTAGAAGCAAAGGGTGGTTTATAAAGCGAATTAGTGTCAAGCATGGCACGATAAACATGAATGCAAGCCGGGAAGACCGGCTTTAGCCCTATGGTGTAATGGTAGCACATGAGACTTTGACTCTCACGGAACAGGTTCAAATCCTGTTAGGGTTGTTAAAAACATGATTAACTCAGTGAAGAACGATTTTTCAGTCGTGCTGAGAGACTCAGGAATAATAGGATTGTTGCTATCGGGATACTGGTAGTAACATCAACCGTCTGTGGCATGTGAATGTCATGGAACGCATAGAAACTGTGCGTAGCGCCGAGTCGTGTATCATCATAGAGAGGTCAATAGCAGAACCCTTGTGGTCGGCGTATAATAGACGCTTGCGGTGCAAGAATAACCCATTGATGTGAGTGAGGCCGTGGCTCACGGACTAGATGGGAAACACGAAAGAAGCCGATTTGCCTTGAATCCAAGAAATTGGAGTATAACACAAGAAGTTTGTGAAAGTAGCGGTATGGCAAATTATTTAAAATGAAAATAGTGTGGACTTGAAATCCGTGATTATAAGATATTTTCTGAAAGAACCGTGAAATTTATGGGTATCAATCCCACATGTGCTTTGACAGCGGTAAGAAGCATCAGGTCGCTCCGAAATGCTCAGACTTATCGTCGCATTGGCAGAATATGACTGGTTTATGATGAATAAGGGGAAACCCTAATCATGTTTTTTGTAACTAGCGAAATTTGCGGTTGTTTCGCAACACTACCAATTCAAAACAAATATAGTTTTTATGTCGTCGATATACACAACAAACCGCAATGCAGGATGTTAGCTCAGATGGTAGAGCACTGACTTTTAAACAGAGAGCATGGGTTCGAGTCCCATACATTCTGTTTGTCCGGCTCATTACCGGATAGACGAGCTCATGAGGTCACTGACTCGGCGAAAAAAATGAATGCTCGGATAGGAGCAACTACAATCATAGGAAGTTGTTCTTATCTGGGAAACCTCACAGAAAGGGGAATAGTTATGTGTAAATTTTGTGAAAATAAAAAGAGAATTGAATTTGATGATGGGAAAGAAACATGGAATATTGAAAATAACGAAAAAGGTTATGAAATGATTTATGCAAATCATGAGACCGGAAGATTGAAAAGTATCACTATTTCAAATTGCCCTATCTGCGGAAGAAAATTAACAGATGGAGAAGAAAAGCATATGCACGAAAATGAAGAAAAGTTTACAAAATGCGATAAATGCGAGCAATTAGAAGAGTGTAAGAAAAACGGAAAGGTTCTCAATACTCGATGGAGTTGCGATGATTTTGACCATTATATTCCAAACATAGGAACGTTTTGCGAAAAAAGAGAAGTTGAAACAGATAAATATTTTGAAGAACTACTTGATGAAGCCAAAAAACTAAACAACAGACATCAATCCGATTGCATCACAATCAATCAGCTTCAAACGACGATAGATGTGCTTGTGGATAAGTTGGCGAGATTACGGGAGATTCACGGATTGTAACCTAAGAGGTTTATGAGGAATGATAAATAAACTGTGTAATTTGTACATTAAGAGGAAAACTAAAAATTTAACGGTGATTCCGCTGTTTACTATGACATTTAATTACAAAAAGTACAAGGAATTTGGTAAAGAAAATAGTTGTATGTTGTATACACTACATCCGGATATTGCGCGAGATGAATTTCTGAAAGAAAATTTGCAGAAATGCGTAGATTACATAAGAGATAATTACGATATGGAAATTTTTACTAAAATTTGAAACGAGGTAATGAATTTGAATAAAAAAGAGATTCAGAAAAAGATTGTGGAGCAGTCTTGGACTATTGCGAAAGCGATTTGTAAAGGGAAAGATGTGGAATTACGGAAGTCTGCAAGTGGAGTGTCGGTTGCGGAGGTTTCTAAGAAAGTGGTGGAGAGATGAGTATAGCGAAAGTATTTATTTCTACGATATTGATGATACCGTACATATGCTTGTTAGGAGCCGTGACATTTAGTGCGGAATTTCCAGATGGAACAGAAATCTGCTACAACGGATGGATGGCATAATATATCTAGTTCGATTTTTGCTCGAATTTATAAAACGCGAACAGGAAATTGAAGAAGATATGTTTTGATAGTTGAAAAACAAATAAAATAATATACAATAGAATCAAAAAGAGCGGTGATTCTATATGAGTATAATTACTTTTGAAACGGCAAATATACCAATTTCAGTTGCAGCAGAAGCATTAAAAATGGATTGTCAGACAGTGAGGTTACTTTTGCAGAACAACCTAGTTGATTGGGGGATTGCTTTTAAAAGAGGAAGTAGTAAGAAATTCACATATCTGATCTATCCTAAAAAATTCTATGAAACAACAGGGTTTGCATATAAACCAGTATTTATAGCGGAAGAAGAAAATAATATCTAACGGCGTATCCAAGATGGAGGATATGTAACAAGTCGAAATGGAGACTTCTTTTATTTTTGAGTAAAGGAGGTCTCTTTCTTTATGTCTTTGGAACTTCGACAAGCAATTCAATCATACGAAAATTATATATCAGATAACGGAATAGATGAATCGGTCATTGATGCAATGATTGAAGCATGCAAAGTGGCATATCAGACAGAAAAAGATATTCCGTATGCGCTCAAAGTGTCTGCAAGGACGAAAGAGATTATAGAGAATTTTGTTCTAAATCTGACTGGTACGGACATTTGGGGATTAGAGAAATATTCTTTTGAAAACAAGGTCAAGTATGAAATTATAGACAAGTTTTATGAGGTTCTCTTGTTGGAAGCGCAAAATAAGATTGTTGACAGTGGTTTTCGATATTTAGAACGAAAAAGAGAACCAAAAGAACGATTTTACATGCCGAGAAGAAAACAATTATTGAAAATTGGTCTTGTTGATGCGCTGCAAGGAATGATTGATGATAAATACGATATTTTGTGCATGTCGTTAATACCTGGTGCCGGTAAAACCACAATCGAAAAATTCTTAAATGCTCTAGTAATTGGATGGTTTCCGAAAGACTTCACGCTTTTTTATTCTCATAGTGGAGATATTACACGAATGTACTATGATGGCGTATACGATATTGTGACAAACACGGATGAATATACATGGAATGAGATTTTCCCGGATTTACACGTTACAAGTACCAATGCGAAGATGGAGCAGTTTAACGTAGGGAAATACAAGCCATTCCCAAGTGTGCAATGTACATCTGTCGGAAGTAAAAATGCGGGTAAGGTTCGTGCTTCCAAGTTTTTACTGGTTGATGATATGATTGGCGGTATCGAAGAAGCGATGAATCCTAGTATTTTGGACAAGCTGTGGGATAAATACGCAGTAGACGCACGTCAGAGAAAGATACAGGACACAGACGGAAAAAACTGTAAGGAAATACACATAGCGACCCGGTGGAGCGTTCATGACGTTATCGGGCGTATTCAAAATATGTATGCTGGAAACTCAAGAGTAAAAGTAATTGCGGTGCCAGATATTGACCCGATTACAGGAGAAAGCAATTTTGAATATGAATATAGCGGTTTTACAAAGGAGTTTTTCGCAGACCAACAATTACTTATGGATGATATTTCTTATCGGTGCTTGTATAAGCAGGAACCGATTGAACGTGAGGGGTTGTTGTTCCCGGATGATAAAATCAGACGTTATCTGCATTTACCACATGGAGAACCAGAGATTATCACGGCTCAATGCGATACAAAAGGAAAAGGAACAGACTATTTTGTTATGCCTGTATTGCAGAAGTACGGAGAGGATTATTATTGCGTGGATTGTGTTTGTGACAATACCGCTGACTATGAAATGCAGTACGAAAATGCGTCAAATGCAATTGTGAATAACGAAGTGCAAGAGTGCGAATTTGAGCGTAATGCTGGCGGCGATCGTGTGGCAATGGAAGTAAATAAGCGTGTAGAGCAAAAAGGATGGATATGCAATATTACAGACGTTCCGACAGAGACAAACAAGGAAGCGAGAATATTTCAATGTTCTAACTGGATTTTACAACACGTTATATTCAAGGATTCGTCACTTTACAAACCGAATGAACCATACGGAGTGATGATGTCACTTTTGAAACAATATTCAGTTTCAGGAAAAAAACAGTTGGATGATGTGCCGGATGTTTTTTCAAACTTTGCTATACGAATGACAAAAGGAAACAGAGTTGCAAAAGCCGAAGCAATACATAACCCATTCAGAGGAGGATACGGATATGGATACTAAGACATATTTGCAGCAGATAGAAAGACTAGATAGAAAAATTCAGAATAAATTTTCCGAAATCGCACAGTTAAAAACGATGGCAACATCCATAACTGTTGCACAGAAAGATGTTAATGTTCAGACTTCATCGGATAAAGATAGAATGGGAAGTGCTGTTGCAAAGATTGTAGATTTGGAAACTGAAGCAAATGAAATGATTTGCGAATACATTCAAAAACGAGCAATGATTATACAGCAAATAGAAACTATTTCTGATACAAATATGTATCATATTCTTTTTAATAGGTATGTGATGATGAAAGGTTTAGGAACAATTGCTGTTGAAATTGGGTATTCATTTAAGCAGGTGTGCCGCATACACGGAAATGCGTTGAAGGAGTTTGAAAAAATGTATGGATCAATGTATTTAAAATGCGCTTAGCTTGTCCGTAAATGTCCTATAATGTCCACTAATGTCATCTAGATGTCCAAAAGTTGACATGATATAATAATAATCAGAGAAATAATAAATATTTTCCATAAACATAAAACCCATAAGTATGATTGGAAGAGGACGCGATTAAGCGTCCTTTTTTCGTGGAGAAAATTATGAAAAAATATAAAGAAAAGAAGATCTATTGCCCCAAATGTCATAGATCTGTCGGCACTTACGATGGACGATCAACCATCAATAAAGTTTGCAAATGTAAAAACTGTAATAAAAGAGTTTTGTATCACGTTGATACAGGAGAAACAGAAATTAAAAAGATTCCAAAAAGAAATTGTTCTTCTGGAATGACGTTTATTTAAGGCGGTGCTTTATGTATAACTATCCACATAAAAATTACAGACCGTTCTCTGCTATTTGCGATTGTGGATTTGGGAGAAAAATCATTTACACAAGGAAAAAGCAGATTACATGGCGAAATATCGTAGATGAATTGAATAAAGCACTTGCGATTCACAGACAGAATGCAACGGAAATCGAGTATCTTGACCGGTATTATCGTGGCGATCAACCGATTTTGTATCGAAAAAAGGTTAATAGACCGGAAGTCAATAATAAAATCGCTGTGAATCTTGCGTATGAGTTGGTGGAGCGTAAAACCGCTGATATTTGCGCAGAGCCAATACAATACGTTCTTCGTGGGACGGACGATAAGAAGTCAGACGAAATTTCATGGCTGAATGCGATTATGGATTCCGAAAATAAACAGGAATGCGACATTGATATTTGCAGATGGCGTTCCATTTGCGGTACTGCATATCGCTTTATCGGGAACGATGAGGGAAATGGATCGGTATTGGATGAAAGTGATTTTGAGTTATCTTCTGAAAATCCGATGTACACATTTGTGGTGTACTTCCCAAACAATAAACCGGCTTTTTCTTGTCAGATTAGAGAAGATGAAAATGGTCAAGAATTTTATTTCTGTTACACAAACAGTCAATGGTTTGAGATTTCAGAGGGAAAATTGAGAAGATTCGGGATAAATGGGAATGGAGCAATCCCGGTGATTGAATATCCGAATAATTCCCGGAGACTTTCTGATATTGAAATGACGATTTCCATTACAGATGCAATCAACACACTTTCTTCCGACAGAATCAATGGAATTGAACAGTTCGTTTCCTCATGGGTAAAATTCGTAAACTGCGAAGTGGATAAAGACAGTTTCTTGAGTATGAGACAAGAGGGAGCACTTGTTGTGAAGTCCAACAATGGAACTGAAAATAAAGCTGACGTAGATGTAATGACAACGGAACTCAATCAGACGGAAGGGCAAGTGGTGTTCAACGATTTGTTTGAACGATTTCTTGATATTCAAGGATTGGCAAATCGGGGCAATATCAATACCGGTGGTGATACTCAAGGCGCAGTCAATCTTCGTAACGGACATTATGATGCCGGACTTCGTACTGCTATTAATGAGCCTATCCTTAAAAAGTCGGAGAATATGTCTATCAAGATTATTCTGAACCGATTGAGAATTTCAAAAGGATTTACACTTGTGCCGAGTGACGTGGAAATTCACGTCAACCATAATAAATTGGATAACCTACTTACAAAAACAGAAGCCCTAAAAATGCTGCTTGAAAGCGGTATTTATTATAAGAGAGCAATTAAGACGGTTGACTTATTCAGTGACCCAGAACAAGTATCAACGGAAAGTTCAGAAAGAATGAAGATTCTTTATCCAGATAAGATAGAAAAACAAGAAAAATAGAAGAAACAGCTAATAAAGAAGTATCCGAACAGTAATCGGCTACTTTTTTATTTTATAAATTTGCAGTTATGCGTCAAATAGCAAAAGGTAAAAATCCAAGCTGATAGAACAGCGAAATCAAATGTAGATCACGGAGGTAATCAAAATGACAAGAGAAGAAGCAAGACAAAACTTAGTAGCTTTAGGGATTGAGGAGCCAAGTGAAGCACAGGTAACAAATTATCTGAATCAGTTTCATAGCAACCGACCGAACCCACAACCTACACCGCAACCAACACCGGCACCACAGCCGAATCCGACACCGGAGCCAACACCAAATCCAGAACCGGATGACAATACAAGAGCATTGCAGGAGCGGATTGAACAGTTGGAACGTGAGAATGTGCAGAAAGATATTCGCGCATACGCTGCGGAAAAAGGATTGACCGGGGAACAGGCAGAAAGTGTTTTGGCTGGATTTCAGACAGATTTAGAAGCTGCCAAGAAAGCGATTGACTCTATCGCACAGATTATTTCCGATAAAGAAACCGCAGCAGCCACAGCAAAAGAGCAGGAGTTGTTGAATGGCACTCCAAACCCTAGCGGTGGAACTGGAGGTGAAGATGAAAAATCAACTGCCGAAAAGTTAGCTTTAAAAATGTTCGGCAGTGATAAGAAACAGGAAAACGGCGTTTTATCGCACTATATTTAGGAGGTATAAAAATGGCACTTTCAAATATGCAATATGAAAAAACGGAATATGCAGGTGACGTGCAGATTTTAAAAAGAAAACCATTTGAAGCAATTGCAGCTACTCTTGATTTTTCAGCAGTAAATGACAAGACCACAAGTGGAAAAAAAGTTATAAAAGCAGGAACACCAATCGGGAAAACCGGAGCAAAAGATAACACAGCAACAGTTGTGGGAATTTTGCTACATGATGTGACGGAAGATAGACCGCAAGGAACACTTTTGAAAAAAGCGTATATCGACAAAGCGATTGCAGAGGAACATTCCGGCGTAACTTACGAAGCAGAGGTTATGACAGCACTTCCGATGATTGTGTTTGAATAAGGAGGAAAAGCGAAATGTTAGTAAATGAAGTAGTAAATTCTCAATCTATTGCGTTATCAGCAACAAATGACGCAAGCAATCAGATTCCGTATCTGGGGTTACAGTGGTTCCCGGAAAGAAAAAAATCTGGATTAGATTTATCTTGGATTAAAACACACAAAGGTCTCCCGGTAACTCTTGCGCCGTCTAACTTTGATGCACTGCCTACCATTCGTGCAAGAGAAGGGCTTAAGAAAGAAAAAACACAGATGGCATTCTTTAGAGAACAAATGATTGTTACAGAAGAGGATGCGCAGGAAATTGACAGAATCAGAGAAGAAAGCGATCCATACCTTGAATCAGCTTTACGCTCAATTTATGATGACACAAACACCCTTGTTCGAGGAGCAGAAGTTGTTCCAGAGAGAATGAGAATGTCTCTACTTTCAACCGTAGAAGGACATCCAACAATCGGAATCGAGAGTGATGGAGTGAAGTATGCTTATGATTATGATCCGGACGGCTCATACGCAAAAGAGCATTATGCTAAACTTGATGGAACTTCCATGTGGAGCGATTCTGAGAATTCAACTCCATTGACAGATTTAAACAATGCGAGAAAAGCACTTGCAAAAAAAGGTAGAATTGCAAGATATGCATTAATGAATTCTAATACATTCCAATATCTTCTGGATAGTAAGCAAGTGAGAAATTCTATTCTTGCACAGAATGCAACGGCAGTAATTGAAGTGACAGATGAAAATGTTATTTCAATCGTAAAAAATAGAACAAAATTAACTATTGTTCTTTATGACAAAATGTATGTGGATGACGCAGGAAAAGAACAGTATTTTTATCCAGATAATAAAGTCACATTGCTTCCTGAAGGAACACTTGGTTCTACTTGGTTTGGAACAACTCCGGAAGAAAGAACTGCAAGACAAGTTGCAGATGTTGATGTGGCAGTTTATGGAGTCGGAATTGCTGTTGCAACAAAAACAGAGTACGGACCTCCGGCAATTACTTCTGTAACAGCTTCCGAAATCACTCTTCCATCTTATGAAAATATGGAAAGCACATTTGTATTAGAGGTTCACCACGATTAATAAGGAGGAAAAGAGATGATTTATCCGTATATTGTCGTGAAAAATGGGAAGTGGTATAAGTCCGGCGAAAATGTGCCGGACGATTCAGAAAATGTTTTGGAAACAGGAGAGAAGACGAATTACACCAAAACAGAAATTCATCGTATGCCGGTGGAAGAACTTCGGAAACTGGCAACGGAACAAGGGATTGACGGTGCAGAGTATTTAAACGGATCAGACATCAAGAGACTTCTCATTGAGAAAATGGAATTATAGGAGAAAGAGGTATGGCGTACTCACGATTAGAACAACTTAAAATTCGGTTGAGACAATCTGATGTTTCGTTTGAACAAGAAGATGGGTTTTTAGAACAACTTATCTCGCAAGCGGAACAGGATGTACGTCTTTACCGAAATTATCCAAACAATTATACAGAGGAGATGATTGAAAAGGATATGAAGAAATTTGACAGTATCATTGTGAATTTGGCTTTGTATGATTGCAACCAAGAAGGAGGAGAGTTCCAGATTTCCTCTTCTGAAAACGGAACATCAAGGAGCTGGATTGACCGGGATAAAATTCTTGGAAAAGTTACTCCTTTTGTGCAGATTCTATAGAAAGGGTACGGTGATCCGATCATCTCCCGGCTACTGGGTTAAGTAGCAGACGATTGTGCGTACCATAGAGGTGAGTTCACCGTGATGGTGCAGGGATATGGCATTTGGCGGTGGTGGGCAGTCATATAAAAACAGAACTTGGAGGTGCATGATGGACACACCAATTACGAGAGCGGAACATGAAGAGTTCGCAAAGCGTATGGATGCGGAAAATAAGAGACTACATCACCGCATTAATGATGTAGAAGATACAGTAAAAAAAATACAAGACTTAGCACAATCGGTGGAACGACTTGCAATCTCCATTGAGAGTATGGCACAGGAACAAAAAGAACAGGGAGATCGTCTGGAAGTTCTTGAGGGAAGAGATGGAGAAAAGTGGAGACAAATTTCCGGCTACGTCATTACTACCATTGTTGGAATTGTGATTGGTTTTGTATGTTATAAAATTGGATTGGGAGGATTTTAAAATGAATGATAAGATGTATGACATTTTAAAATGGGTTGCCATGTACTTACTTCCGGCAGCAGGAACATTGTACTTTGCTCTTGCTGGGATTTGGGGTCTCCCATATGGAGAAGAGGTTGTAGGTACTATTACTGCAATTGATACATTCCTTGGAGTCATTCTTGGAATTAGCACAGCGCAGTACAATAAGAAGGTATGTAAGAATGCGACTACTGGAAAAGAATAAGCAAAATTTAAAGTACGCACTTCAAATCGGTGAAGTTCCAATTTACGAGCGAGACGAAGAGGGAAACATCATTTACATTGATGTTGATGGTCAGAAAGTTCCAGTAGAAACAGGAGAGACAGAAATCGGATATGACAAAACAGTAGATTTCCGAGGGAATATCGCAATGTCTGGTGGTGAATCAGAAGCAAAGTCTTTTGGTGTAGATATTAGCGACTATGATGCGATTCTCTTAATGGAGAAAGACAGAATACAGATTGATGAAACGTCTCTAATTTGGCATACAAGCGAAGTTAAGTACATAGATAAACAAAATACCATTGTAGACAGAAAGTCGGCTGATTACTCAGTAAAACGTGTTCAGCCGAGTCTTAATTTTACAAGGTATCTTTTAAAAAGGATTGTGAAGTAGCATGTCAAAAAAAGTGTTAAAAGCAAATATCTTTTCACCGTCCAGTATTCAAGAATTGCAGAAACAATTAGGAAATTACAAAGAATCTCTGAACGATAAATGCGAACAATTTGTAAGAGAACTTGCGGAAAGTGGAATTTCCGTAGCAAAACAGAACGTAGGAAGCTACGGGAAGTATATCACATTTTCCGTTAAGGCAGAACAAAACCAAAACGGATGCAAAGGGGTTCTAGTTGCAAGCAATACAGGAATCATTAAGAGTGAATGGCGAACACAGGACGGAGTGAAAACAGCAGATGTAAGTCCTCTTCTTATGGCTGAGTTTGGTTCTGGTATGAAAGCAGAAAATCCGATGAACGTTCCGGGAGTTGGACAAGGTACGTTCCCGGGCGGAACACATGGTAATGACCCTAGCGGTTGGTGGTGGATGGATTTGAATGGAGAGTGGCATCATTCAAGAGGTGTTACGCCTACAATGCCGATGTATCACGCTAGCCTTGAAATGATTGCAAAAGTGCAAAGTGTCGCAAAAAGAGTATTCGGAGGTTGATAAAATGCTTGACATGTTGGAATCACAAGTTTACACGAGGATAAAGACTCAATTTCCGAGTAAGCTGAAAGAAAAATACAAGGACATCAAATTTACAACAGAAAATAAAGTGGATGCACTTCCAAGATTCCCGACCGTTTACATACATGAACTGCCGGGGGCGGAAGTTGGTTCAGATTTACAGGGAGATACAATAAATGCTGTCTGGTCTTCCTTTCAGATTGAAGTAACCACAAACACAAAACAGTCCGAAACGAAAGAAGTTATGGATGAAGTTGTGAAAATTATGAAAAAAATGAGATTCCAAGTGATATCAACACCGGAATTTCAGAATACAGGCAGTACATATCGAAGAGTAGCACGTTTTCGGCGAATAATTGCCGATGGCGATATTTTATAAGACCGATCATAAAAAGTGATCGCTTACTGCAAAAAATTAGCGGGGGAAAGGAGAAAAAATATGATTGCAGGAATTTCTACATTAGGAATTACATTTGGTTATGGAGTTGAAACAACTGCCGAACAAAAACCAGCTAAATTTACAAAGCTTAATCGAATTAATTCAATTGGTGGAATCACGATTGAAAATGAGCAGATTGATGCGTCTGCGGTTGAAGATGCTGTTAAACGATATATCCGAGGGGCAGCAGATACGGGAGGTTCATTCCCTGTCGGTGTAAACTTCACAAGTGAAACAAAAGAAGAATGGAAAAAGGTTATCGAAGATTACGCAAAGCTTACAGGTGGAAAAAGAATGTGGTTCGAAACGATCATTCCGGGGTTTGAGGATGCATTTTTTGTAATTGCGCAGCCGCCGACAGCTCTTCCACAGCCGGAAATTGGGCAAAATGAATTGCTTGTCATGGAGAATAACTTAACAATTGAAGAGTACAAAGGAATGGAAGCAAAGGTGGAATTTGAAAGCCAAACCGAGTAGTGCAAATTCTGAAATGGCTGAAACAGAACTTGAAGAAACATTATATTAGCATATGAGTGGGGCGGTCTTCGGACTGCCCCCTCCGATTAAATGGAGGGTAAATAGGATGAAAACAATTCAGATTGGAAATGAACAGTATACACTTGAATATGGTTTTGAAGCGGCGGAAAACAAGGTTGTTGTGCAAAGAATGTTCAACGCGCTGTCTATGTCCTATATTGGGAAAAGATTGGATTTAGATGGAGACAACAGTAAATTGGACGTTGCCGCAGCGATGATTGACGGAACAGCAGATTTGGTATCAGATATGCCGTTCATCTGCAAAGATGCGTTTTATGCTGGATTACTGGAACACCATAATGTGTCCGTAAGCGAATCCAAGGAACTGATGAAACAGTACATGAAAGAGAATGGTCTGTCCTTTAAGGGGCTTTATGAGCAGATAAAAGAAACAATGGAAGATGACGGTTTTTTCGATTTGACGGGGCTGACAGAGATGGTCGAAGAGATGAACAATTCGGAAGAGACGGAAGAGAAAAAGCAGCCGAAGAAACCACAGGATCACAAACCGAAGTCAACTTCCACAAAATAATTTGGGAAGAATATCTTCCAAATGCTCTTAGAATTGGAATTTCTTACAATGATTTTTGGCATTTGACTCCGAAAAAATTAGAAATATTCGCAAAAACATACAGAGATTGCATGCATGACAGAGATTATGAAAACTGGTTGATGGGTCAATATAATATGAAAGCTTTTTCAGTTGTGCTTGATCAAATCTTATGTGGAATGAACAGGAGAAAATCAAATGCAAAATATTTCAAAGAACCGATTTTAAAAATGGAAGAAAGAAAAAGTGAGCCTTTATCGGAAAAAGAAATTCAGTTACAACGGGAGTTGTTTGTTGCAAAATTGGAATCTATGAAAACAAATTTTGAAATCAATCACAAGGATAACAGTGTGTCATAGCCTGTTATCCTTTTTAATTTGTCATTGAAAGGATGTGTGAGAGATGGGAACGACAGTTGATAGCCTTGAAATACAGTTACAGGCGCAAGCTGGAAAAGCGAATAATGCAATTGACACACTGATAACAAAATTAGGGACATTAAACACATCTCTTACGAAAATCAACGGAAGCGGTTTATCTGGTGTAGCAAATGGTGTAGACAAGCTAAGCCGTTCTATGCAAGGTTTAAAAAATGTCGGAACAGCAGATTATACAAGACTTGCCAATGGAATTGAAAAAATCGCAAATCTGAATAGCGGTCAGATTTATAAGGCATCTGGCGCAATCGTAAAATTCGGGAAAGGTATTCAAGGATTAAATTCTATTAATGTTTCAAAAACATCGAAGCAAGTAGCTGATTTGGCGAATGGAATTGCACGTCTTGGGTATAAGAGTTCTACAAAAGCAATTGATAATATCCCGAAATTGTCAAAAGCAATGTTAGAACTGATGCATAACCTATCCAAAGCACCTAGAGTCAGTCAAAATCTTATTGATATGACAAATGCTCTAGGGAGACTTGCGAGAACAGGAGCTTCTTCTGGTCGCGCTGCGAGCTCACTCGGAAATAGTTTAAACACTTATACGAAGTCTACGCACAAGGCTAGGAGTGGTTCGAGAGGACTTGCTTCTGCATTAGGTAAGATGTATGCAACATACTGGCTACTATTCCGCTTTGCTGGAAAGATCAAGGACTCAATCACTCTTGCTTCTGATCTTGTTGAAGTACAGAACGTAGTGGACACTGTATTTGGCAATATGTCAAGCAAAGTAGAAGAATACGCACAGAAGTCTATTGAACAATTCGGGATGTCTGAATTGTCATTTAAACAGTACGCAAGCCGGTTTCAAGCAATGGGTTCTGCAATGGGGATTGATACAAGTTCTATTGAAAGTGCTAATTCATTTCTAAACAAAGCCACTGGTGGATATGTCGGTCTATCTGACTCTATGGCAGATGTATCCTTGACATTAACTCAATTAACGGCAGATATGGCATCTTTCTACAATGTCAGTCAAAAAGATGTTGCTGAAGATTTGGCGGCTATCTTCACAGGAGAGACACGACCTCTTAGGCAGTATGGTCTCGATCTTACACAAGCCACATTACAAGAATGGGCTATGAAGAACGGTTTAGATGCGAACGTTCAGTCTATGTCACAGGCTGAAAAGACCATGCTGCGTTACAGATACGTACTTGCAAATACAGCATCAGCGCAAGGAGACTTCGCCAGAACAAGCGGTAGAATGTGTGCCGCCTAATACGGAAACGTATTATGAAAAAATCGAGCAAAATCGGTGAAGGCTAAGTTGACTTAACTAGAACATTATAGTATAATATGTTCGAGGTGATTTAGTGCGAACATATTATATTTATAAAGCCACAAATAAAATAAACGGAAAATCATATATTGGACAGACTATAAATTATAAAAACCGTCTTTGGCAACATAGAAGATGCTATGAAAAAGAAGATTGTAAATTCCATGATGCTATAAAAGAATTTGGTTTTGATAATTTTGAGTGGGAAGTAATTGAAACATGTGAAAGAAAAGAAGAAGCAGACAATCTGGAGCGAAAATATATTGAATTATTTGATTCGTACAGAAATGGGTATAACGAAAACAAAGGGAGCGTTGGAGGGCATAACGCAAAATCAATTGTCTGTTTGAATCTCAATGGTGATTTTATAAAAAGGTATGACAGTGCAGCGGATGCGGAAAAAGATGGATTTAATAATGTTAACGTGCTGTTGTGCTGCAAAAACAAATTAAAAACATGCAAAAATCATCTATTCATGTTTGAAGAGGATTATGATGCTAATGGAGCAAGAGAGTATATTAAGCCAGCTTCAACAAGCAGAAAAAAAGTTGTTCAATGTGATTTGGAAGGAAATTTAATTGCTAGATATGACAGTGTTCAAGAAGCGTCTGAAAAATCAGGAGCAAATAGAACAACAATATCAGGTGTACTTTCAAAAACATATAAGTCTGCGAATGGCTTCATTTTTGTTTATGAAGATGATTTTCCTATAAAAGATTTGAGTGTTTACTATAAAAAGAAAAAAGGTAGAAAGATAGCTCAAGTAGATATTAAAAGTGGTGAAATAATAGATGTATATGAAAGAATTTCAGATGCCGGAAAGATCCTTGGAGTCAATTACAAAGGGATACAAAAAGTAGTTGATAAGCCGGAGAGAACCGCATTTGGATATAAATGGATAAGTCAATAAGTTAATACCGAGGTAATCAATCAGATTTCGAAAGGCTGATTGACACCGTAACGCGTAGGGAGTGAATAAATATAATCTCCCCAAGAGTGCTCGACAACCATAAGACGTAGTGATACGTCTTATTTTTATGGTTGAAAATGTACGCTGACCTTATAGGAAACTATAAGAAGTATTGGATAAAAAGCCGATACGGTAACAAAGTGACATGGGCGAACCAAATACGTATCTTACAAGAACAAATCAAGAAATTTGCATCAATTATAGGAACTGGTTTTATCGCAGCGTTTAAGCCATTTGTTCAGACACTTAATAAAGTCATGGCGAAAGTCATTGATTTTACTCAAAATGTATTAAATGCACTTGGTCAGATTTTCGGATGGGAATTTGAAATCAGTGGCGGAGGGTTTTCTGATGATTTGGGAGAGGTATCTACTGATATAGAAGATTCAGCAGGAAGCGCAGGAGATTTAGCCGGAAATTTAGGACAAGCTGCAAAAAATGCGAAAAAATTGGTAACTCTTGGAATTGATGAATTGAATATAAACGCCCCTGATGATAAAAACGCTGGTGGAGGTGGTTCTGGCGGTTCTGGCGGCTCGGGTTCAGGCGGTGTTGGTTCTGGTGGAAATGGCGGTTTAGTTGCGAACTTTAAGCAAAACGATAAGTTGTTGGAAGCGTATAAGAGTAGTATACGAACATTGGAGCAGCTTGGTAGCTATATAGGAGATACACTATCAAAAGCAATGGAAAGCATTGACTGGAACAGTGTATATAAAAAAGCTGAGAATTTTGGAAGTGGACTAGCAAAATTCTTAAATGGATTGATTTCGCCTAGATTATTTTATAATCTTGGAAAAACGATAGCCAATTCGATTAATACAGCTTTCCACGCTGTAAACGCATTTGCGATTGAGTTTGATTGGAAAGATTTTGGAAAGTCGTTAGCAAAAAGTTTAAAAGGATTTTTTGAAAATTGGGATGCTGGACTATCAGCCGAAACCTTTAGCAATGTAGTAAGGGGAATTTTGCAAGCAATGACAGAATTCCTAGAAACTCTAGACAATGACGATACATTTGAGGATATGGGGCAGAGAATTGTTGATTTTCTGTGCGGTATTGATTGGGCTGGTCTTTCTTGGGACTTATCAAAGTTTTTTGTTGCATTAACATCAGCAATGTTAAATCTTCCAAACGATTTAGCAAGAGGAGTTGCACAAGGATTCGCCGATAAAATCTTCGGAAAAGGAACTATCGAGATTCCGGAAATTGCGCTTTCTCCTGCTAGCTTAGCTGGTCTGCAATTACAATTTAGAAAAATATTAGAATGGGGAACAACGACTGCGGTTTCGATTGCAGGACAATTTCAAAAAGGATGGTCAGCGACACAACAATCGTGGGCAAGAGGAGAAGGGTTTTTTGAAGGCGTTTGGACTGGAATAAAAATTACTTTTTCGCCAGTAACTCAGTGGTTTGGGGAGAAGTTCAGCCAAGCATACGAGTCTGTAAAAAATGCGTGGGCGTTTGTGGGAACATGGTTTTCGCAAAAATGGACAGATATTAAAAATGCGTTTAAAAATGTCAAGCAGTGGTTCAAAGACGTGTTCAAAGGAGCGTATGATGGCGTCACTAGCATTTGGTCTGGAATAAAATCGTTTTTCGGAAAAGTAGCCAATTGGATTATCAATCCGATACAAAAAGCGGTCAATGGAGTGATTGATGGCATAAACTGGGTGTTTGATAAAGTCGGTGCGAAAAAACCATTAAAAAACTGGACAAATTATCCGAAGTTTGCATCTGGTTCGAACGGTCTTCCAAGCGATACGATTGGAGTCGTGAATGACCAAGCTGGTTCTACTTATAAAGAGTTGATTGTTCCACCTCATGGAAAACCATTTATTCCAGAGGGAAGAAATGTCATGCTTCCGATGGAAAAAGGCACAAAGATTATGCCGGCCGGACAGACAAAAGCGCTTATGGACGGAATGCCGAAATTCAAAAATGGTATTGGTTCGTTCTTTAGTAACGCATGGGAAAAGTTTACAAATTTTACAGGGGATGTACTTGATTATGTAGAACATCCAAGTAAGATTTTGCAAATTGCAATTGATAAGTTTACGGATTTGTCGGGAGTATCAAAATTCTTTGTTCCGCTTGCAACTGGCGCGGTAAATAAAGTGTTTGACAGTGCGGTATCTTACATCGAAAAATTGTTTGACTCAGTAGGAGGAAAAGGAATTAACGGTGCAATTAAATGGGCGATTGGAATTGCAAATGATAATAAACATGGTTATGATCAAGCGCACAGAACTGGTCCCGACTACGATTGTAGTTCTTTTGTAACGACAGCACTAAAAAAAGCAGGATTCAATATCGGAATTGGAACAACAAGTTCTATGTATGGGCAGTTAATGACTGCGGGATTCAAAAACGTTGCAAATTCTGTAAATCTTTCTAGCGGAAAAGGGCTGAAAAAAGGAGATGTCCTGTTAAGACCGGGAGCGCACACCGCAATGTATGTAGGAGATGGAAAAATTGTACATGCTTCCATCAATGAACTTGGGCGAGTTACAGGAGGAAAAACAGGAGACCAGACAGGAAAAGAGATTGCGACAAGAAGTTATTATAATTACCCTTGGACATATGTTTTTCGGTATGCAAAAGGATTTAAGAACGGAATCGGAAGAATCGGACTTTCTGATTTAATCCCTCAATATTCTGTTGGTGGTTTCCCGGAAGATGGATTGTTTATGGCGAACAGAGGGGAACTTGTTGGACAATTCTCAAATGGGCAGACCGCAGTTGCAAATAACTATCAAATTGTCGGGGGAATCAAAGACGGAGTAAAAGAAGCAGTTTCAGAAATACTAGCACCGTACCTCTCTGATATTGCACAAAATACAAGAGAAACTGCTGACAAAGATTTGACAGTGCGTATTCAAGATAGAGATATCGTAACTTCTTATGAAAGAGGAAAGAGAAGAAGCGGATATTCGTTTACTTAAAAGAAAAGCATCTACGTTTGTAGGTGCTTTTCTTATGAAAAAATAAGGAGGTGGTCAGATGGCTTTATCATCATTTTTGAACGTAAATGGTTATGATTGGCCATGTCCGGCAAGAGGATTTTCTTGGACGATTACAACAACAGTAAATGGTGCAAGAAACGTAAATAATGCAGTAATAGGAACCAGAGTTGGAAGAGATTTATACAAACTGGATAATTTAAAATGGGTTGGTCTGTCGCCGAAAACACGTAAGATGATGTTGGATTCTATTAAACCGTTTTATGTGCCTGTTACGTTTGAGGATATGGCTAATCCCGGACATCCGATTACGATTATTATGTACCCAGGAGACAGAAAAGGAACACCGCTTTTCGTTGATAGGCTTACGCATATGGTTACGCAGGATGAAACATTAGAGTTCAATTTGATTGACGCAGGTAGGTGATAATATGCAAGCGGTGAGTGATGCTTATATAGAATCCATGAAGAGTCCGTTTAGGAATCGAGAATATATCAGAGCAAGTATAGGAATTATTAATTCTGATGCTCAAAATAATGCAATTGCAGATAAGACAAACGTATTCACCTATTTTTCAGACCAAAAGAAACCGTTTACGGATTACTCTGTAAATCAAGTTTATGCGACAGCAGAAGAAAACTTCTCCAAAGTTGACGGTAGTATGTATTTTCTTCCTAAGAAGGAAAGCGGATTGTCATATTATAACAACGGTATGGTGACAGAGGAGCTTTTGGGTGAAATTCGTATATCATTTAGTGGTTTGACAGCACTGGATATTAAAGGACTTACCATTGATTTTGGAGACAGTTACCCGACAAAATTTACTGTAGAAAATGAATCTGTAAAATACCAATACGAGAATAATAATCCAATGTTTGTTACAGAAGATGTATTTGATGGAACATCTTTTATTCTGATAAAGCCTACAGAAATGGTCAACGGGCAAGGTAGACTAAGAATTAGAAAAATTAATTTTGGAATCGTAGATTCGTTTGGAAATGATGAAGTTCTTTCTTATTCACTGAATGAATTCGTATCTTCCACAACAGAATCGTTACCAAGCAAAGACATTGAACTGGTCGTGGATAATCAAGACTCTTTCTATAATCCAGATAATCTTGAAAGTGCAATCGGATATTTGGAATTAGGTCAGGAAGTAAAAGTTTCTTCTGGATATGATGTAAGCGGAAATGGAGATATCGAATGGTTGCCGGAAATGCTTACCTACTTAAAAAGTTGGAATGCCACTGATACAAAAGTACAGTTCATTTGCACAGACTTATTTGACTCTATGGTCGGAACGTATTACAAAGGTCTTTTTAGAGAACAAGGAATATCACTCTATGACTTAGCTGTGGACGTATTTGAAGATGCCGGATTTAGTAGAGATAAGTATTATATAGATTCTTATTTAAAAGACATATTTGTATACAATCCAATTCCACCAGTGAAACATAGTGAAGCGTTACAAATAATAGCAAACGCCGGACGTTGTGCACTTTACGATGATCGGGATGGAAGAATCCACTTGCAAGCGTCTTTTAAACCGGATATGTCTATTTCTTCAAACGGAGAAACGAAGTATAGTAAGGTTTCTAACATATTAAACGACACAAAAAAAGATGCTTATGCAGTGTGCAGTAAGGACTTCTCCAAGGTGGATGGAAGTCTATTTTTTATGCCACAAAACCAAAGCGAATATAAAAATGTTGGATATGTAAGTGAGCAAATTGCTAATTCTGATGGAGTATTCATAGAGAATCCAAAACTAACGGTATTGTTAGAGTCTGGATTTATTGCCTATGGATTCAAGGTTAATTTCAGAAACGTTGTTCCGAAAGAGTTTGTAATACGCACATATTATGATGGAAAAGAAGTGGAGATGTTGACTATAAATCCAACAAGAGAAAATTATGATACGCAAAAGCGTTTTGAACTTTTTGATAAAGTTGAAATTGAATTTACAAAAGGATATCCGAATAGCCGAGTGTTCATTGATAATATAACGGTTGGCGATGTTACGAATTATCACATAGAAAGAGATGATTTGAACAGTTCTCCTGTTTCTTTGAGACAAGATAAAGTCCGGAAAATATCCGTAATAAGAAACAACTACTACAAAGATAATACACAGCAAGAACTACTGACAGAAGAGGTGGAATTAAATCCAACTGATGTTGAACGGACGTTTTATTTCCGAGAACCATCGTATGACCTATCTGTAACAGTAGAAGAAAACAATGTAATCAAAGCTTCTATTGTAGATAAGAGTAATTATTTTGTCAGAGTTAAGTTTACAGGAGTTACGGGGAAATCAACCGTAAGAGTAAGAATAGACGGAAAAGAATATAAACGGGAAATAAACAGATACGTGGTTTCACACAATCAAAACGGTGAAGATATAGAATGGGACAACCCATTGATAAGTACGGAATCGTTAGCAAAAGAGTTAGAAATGTGGCTGGCATCCTACTACTTAGGACGCGTAACATACGAAATCGACTGGCGCGGAGACCCAAGAGTTGATGCGAATGATTTGTTTTATTACGAATTAAAAGATGGAAGAGAGCAAATGATTCGAGCCTATGAAAATAGTTTATCTTTTAATGGTGCATGGTCTGGAAAAATAAAAGCGAGGGCGGTGGTTGTATAAATGATTGAGTGGATAAATCCAAAAGTTAATTGGACAGAAAATGATCGCTTTAATATAAGTGACTATAACCGAATCAAAAACAATTTATCTTATTTAAGAGAAAGAGCAAACAGTATCATAAGACCATTTTCTATAGAGGATATGGGAAATGACTTAGCGGAATACACATCTTATTGGGATGTAAACGTGTTCAATTCGTTCGAAAAGAACTTAGATATTGTAAATGAAAATGCGTACAAAATGGATTATGGGACAAGACAAGTTTTTTACGAAAATGGTATGTTTATAAAATATGACGAATTAAATAGGATAGAATCCGCCATGTTAGATATTTACAGTTGGATGGAACGACAATCACAAGGGCAAAGAAGATTGTCATTCACATTAGGTAGATTTAAGGAGGTAAGAATATAATGGCAAAACAAGAATTACCAGTTGATTTCAAAGATGATGTTTTACAAGCGGCAATGGCGGGTAAGAGGAAGTATAGGGTAATACAAAATGAAGATGGAACAATCTCGCTTGATGATGTCACTGAGTATTCACAAATAGGTAATAGTTATGGGGCTGCTCAAATGAATGCAACGAATATGGCGGTAAATGAAAGCTTTGACAAAAACAAAGTGATTGATTCTCTTGATGATATTGCAGCGAATGAGTCGGCGGGGTATGCTGCCGGCGCATTAGCAGTTCGTGAACTAAATGGCAATTCGTATGAATTACATTCCGACGGATATACACATTATAAAAAATATAATAACGGCATGCTTGAAGTGTGGGGACTGGTTAGCGTTAGTTACACGAACGGTTTAGGAACAATCGTTTTCCCTGATGACTATTGTTTTGTTGATTATTCATCGTATACGTTGTTCGTAAGTCCGGCATACGTAGATAGAGACAACGCTTTCGAAATCATGTCCACGCAGAAGATGAGCGGGAAGCTCGCAAATGTATATTCCCGTAAATATCCGGGCTTGTCAGACAAACTTCCAACCCATGACTGTGATTTTTACGCTATCGGACGATGGAAATAGTTGTTAATCAACAGAAACTGCTGTCCAATGTACTTTTGCACTGTGCTCCGTTGTGGATGTATTCACATACACTTCTGCCATAGTAGTACTTACGCTTTTTACGGCAATCTTGTCCGCGTAAATCTGGGTTGTTTCTATAGAACAGCTTATTGCTGGAGGACTGGTAAATTTTTTGTTAAACGGTATTTCCACAACAACAGTAGACTGATTCCCAACTCTTGTACTAACAACACCGCCATCCATCGAATTTTTTAATTTGCCATTTAGTAAGTGGTAGAAATATGTAACTCGTCAACCAGAGAGCCAATGCAGGCTCTTATTTTTATGAAAAAATATTCATTTTTATTAAGGAGGTATCATTATGAAATCATATAACGTACATGCAGGTCACTGTCCACAAGGAAAAGGTGCAAGTGGAGCAGTTGGACTATTACAGGAATCCGTAGAAGATAGAAAAGTCAAGAATCGTGTAATCTCTGCATTAAAAAATAACGGACATATTGTTTACGACTGTACTTGTGAAGAGAAAACAACAAAGAATGGGTGTTTAAAGAAAATTGTAGAAAAGTGTAATGCACACAAAGTTGATTTAGATGTTTCCATTCATCTAAATGCTGGTGGTGGAAATGGTGTAGAAGTATGGTGTTATGATAATAAAACTGCATCAATTGCAGAGCAGATATGTACCAACGTATCTAATACACTCGGAATTCCAAATAGAGGAGTTAAATACTCTAAGGGTTGGTACGTGCTTAAGCATACAAAGGCTCCGGCTCTTTTGGTGGAGTGTTGTTTCGTAGACAACCATAACGACTACAGCAAATGGAACGCCGACAAGTGTGGAGATGCTATTGCTTCTGCTATCGCAGGAAAGACTGTAAAAGGAAACACAACTTCTAGCAGTTCAACAACGTCAAAACCTACATCATCAAAACCTACATCGTCAGGGAAAGAACCAGCGTTGGGAATGGGTGATCGTGGTTCTGATGTTAAGGAATTGCAAAAACTTTTAATTTCAAAAGGCTATTCATGCGGAAGTTCAGGAGCGGATGGTATTTTCGGCTCTGGAACAAAAAGTGCAGTGATTAAATTCCAAAAGGCAAATGGTCTTACAGCAGATGGATTGGCAGGAAAACGAACAATGGAGAAATTGAGGAGTGTTTCATTTTTTTATAAAAATTGGGTATCAAGATTGCAAACAGAATGTAACAAACAAGGTTTTAGCAATCAAAAAGTAGATGGCATTGCTGGCAAGAATACTTTAGCTGGATGTCCAACTATTAAAAGTGGTGCTAAAGGCGGTATTACAAAACTTTTACAAGAAAGATTAATTAGTTTTGGCTATTCATGCGGAAGTTTAGGAGCGGATGGTTTATTTGGAAGTGAAACAAAAAATGCTGTAATCAAATTTCAGAAAGCAAAAGGATTATCTGCCGACGGTATTGTTGGTCGGAATACATGGAGAGAATTACTTAGATTATAGGAGGAGCTTATGGCTTATATTAAATTTTTAGGAGATACAGTTGTACATAAAGCAACTGTAATCCCAGAAAAGCATATCGTAACGTTGAAATTTGAAAAAGAAGTCGTTTTAAATAACAGTGGTTTTAACGTGTACCTTGATGAAAAATGCGAGTACGATATTGGCGGAACCAAATACCAAGGGTTCACAACTGTATATAGGAACGATTCTGAAACTGAAAAGTATAACGGGTATCAGCTATCTGATAATGGGATCGTTTACGTAGAACCGGAACCGTTGCCAGAACCGGAGCCACAAGAGCCGACATTAGAAGAATTAAAAGAAATGAAAATTTCAGAAATGAACTCCGAGCAACAGAAAGTGATTCGAGATGGTATTGACGTAAAACTTTCGAGCGGATTAATGGAACATTTCACACTGACAGAGCATGACCAAACGTCTCTTATGGGATTACAGACAAAGGTATTAGCCGGAGAAGAAAATATTCCTTGGCATACATCCGATGAAACGGAACATTGTAAGTTCTATAGTAATGCGGATATGGCGTTAATTACAGAATCTGCGCTTGCGCACGTTGCGTACCATGTTACGCTGTTTAGGGATTTGCGAATTTATATTCGTTCCATGAAAACGAAAGAAGAAGTAAAAGCGGTAACATATAATACCGTAATACCGGAAGAATATCGTTCTGAGCCGTTAAAAGCAATGGTATCGGCTCTGAAAGTATGAAGTTTGTAAAACCGCTGGTTCTTTTTGGAACTGGCGGTTTAATGTATTATTTTGTCGAAATACTTTGGAGAGGATACAGCCACTGGACGATGTTCTTGCTTGGTGGACTGTGCTTTATTCTCGTAGGCTTAATCAATGAAGTATTTAAATTTCCACTTGTAAAGCAAATGTTTCTCTCTACCGTCATTATCACAATGGCAGAGTTTGTGTGCGGATGTGTTGTGAATTTATGGCTGAAATGGGATGTTTGGGATTACTCAGGACTTCCGTTTAATATTTTTGGACAAATATGTTTACCGTACTCAATATTATGGTTTTTCTTATCTTTCATAGCAATTATCCTTGATGATTATTTAAGACACTGGCTTTTCAATGAAGAAAAACCAAAGTATAAACTGTTTTAAGGGGCTTTATTTTAGCCCCTTAACTTGAATAGTTCTTATGAACGTCAGCTATATATCCGATAAACTCATCAATTTCCGATTCTAAAATTCTACTTTTCTTATTCTGAATCGGAATGTATTCAACTATTTCTTGGCTATTTTCTATTTTTGTTCTTCTTGTCACAATCTTTATTTCCCCATAATAAAGAATAACGCAAGATTCATTCGGTAATGGTTTCCGGTCGTTTGCTATAAGCAAGGTGTCGTATGGAGAATAATACGGCATATAGTAATCCGCTGTTATTTTTATTCCGATGAATACTTTGGCTTTTACATAGTCCGAAAAACTATCTATATCTAATGATTCGAATTCATTTGTTGGATGCAAATATCCGTTTAAATCTTTAGGTATCATTACACCAATCGTTTTTACAGAAGTGTTGTTTGAACATAGTATTTTTTGGTGTTTCACAAACCACCTCGAAAGATACTTGGAACGATCTGGAAGTTGCCTGTATATTGCTATGCTTTCTTTTGCGTCCGGCGTTAGTGTATCAGAGCCGACCAGTTCATCAATTGTAATACCTAAAAATTTTGCTAGGCTCGCAGCTGTTGATAATTTACAATCTGCCGAATTACCATACAATATATTTTTTAATGTAGAAAATGGTATTCCGGCGCTTTCTGCGATTTCTGGCAAAGTAAGGTCTCCGTCATACTTATTTAAGTTATCTCTTATGTTATCCACAAAGTTGATATGTCTTTGCAAAGACATTTGTTTGTCGCATTTGTTGCTTTTCTTCATGTTCACTCTCTTCCTTTTGTATATTTTATATGATAACATATGAATTGTCCTGTGAAACAGGGCACTTCAAGTTCTGGCTTTGGGAGTGTTTGTGTGGTGTCATTCACTCCCAAAAACCGATAATATTTTAACATTTTCTGGATTAATAATCAAATTTATGATTCGACATAAATCGACATTATTTTTATTTTAAATTCCGGATGTAAAAATACAGGATATAAAGAGAACATATGTTCTAAATGTTCTTGTAATTTAGCAATTCCTGTTGTATAATATAAAAAAGGGGTTTCTGATGTGTTTTTGCAAAAGGAGGGTTATCGTGGAGTACAAAGAGAAAATTATTGAGATGGTTAATGAGATTGATTGCGAAAGTGCTTTAATCAAAATATATTCGTTTATATTAGCATTTGTTAAAAAGTAAAAGAGAGTCGATTATTCGAACTCTCTTTTTTTCTGCTTATCTGCCATTTTCTTTGCAATTTGTTTTAAAGCATCTTTACTTGTTTGATCTAACTCCATATAAGCTTCTATTAAATCTTTTATAAAATCATCATCACCATTTGAGATTTCCCCTAGATATAATTCTAATTTATTCGGAATCAATTTATACATATCACCAGTTCCAGTTCTTAGCCAATTTTCGTTGACGTTAAATTCCCTACATATAATATTGATGGTCTGTTCTGATGGCGTATTCTCGCCGTTTTCTATTTTCCATACAGCTGAACGAGAAATAGAGATTTTCTTTCCGAAATCTGATTGATTCAATCCAGAGTTTGTTCGTATTTGCTTAATTCTATCTTTCATTAACTCACCTCCTTAATTGCAATATATCACTAAATTTACATTAAGTCAACAGAAAACTATTGACAAGTACATTAAGTGTGATATACTAATTACATTGAATCAACAAAGGAGGTGATAGAAAATGGCAGAAGATGTATTAGAAATGGCGATACCAAAAGAAGAGCAGGAAGAAATCAAAGAATTTATTTCTACATTATTACTTCTTCCAAAAGAGGACAGAGCGGTGTTGCTGTCAAACGCAAATGCTTTTCGTGTAAGAAGAGACATTGAGAAAGCGAGGGAGTAGAAATGAACGAATTACAGATTTTCACAAATGAAGAGTTTGGAGAAATCCGAACAGTACAACTGAATAATGAAACCTACTTTGTAGGAAAAGATGTGGCAGAGGCACTTGGTTATGTAGACCCTAGTAGCGCGGTTAGTAAGAATGTTGATACAGAAGATAAAACCACATTGCTATTAGAGCAAGATGGTTCTAATTACAAAAGTAAAACAACGGTTATTTCTGAATCCGGCTTATACGCTCTTATCTTCGGTAGCAAGTTAGAATCAGCGAAACGATTTAAGCATTGGGTGACAAGTGAGGTGCTTCCGGCAATCAGAAAAACAGGTTCTTACGAAATGGAACAGTATTCTCCGGAAATGAAAGCTATTCTTATGCACGATAAGAAGTTGGTGAAGATGGACGAAAGAGTCACAGACCTTGAGAATAACACCACGATCGACTACGGTCAGCAACAGGCGTTAGGTGATATTGTTAATCGTGTAGTAATTGAAGCATTAGGTGGGAAAGGATCTCCGGCATACCGTGAAATCAGTAAGAAAGTATTCGCAGAATGTAATCGTGATTTGAAACATTACTTCAATGTGAATGCAAGAAATAACGTTCCAAAGAAACGCTTTGATGAGGCGGTCGAGTATGTGAAGAACTGGAAACCATGTACAAATACAAGAATGTCTATTAATTGTTGCAATTTGGAGGTGTAAATATGGAATTGCATGAAGGGGAAAAAGTATTTATTAGAAGATACAGAGAACTTCCAGAACATTGGGTAGAAAACATGGCACCGCTAATGGGGGAATTAGTTGTTGTTTCAAAAGTGGCAAAATTAAGTAATAGAAAAATTATTAAAGTGAAAACCCTTTGCGGTGATAGAGTGATTTGGAATTTTCATGAAGATGATTTTGAGAAAACAACTGGGAAAATAAAACTTTCATTAAACAAAGCAACTGAACTTTTAAGTATGTATCTTGGTGCGGATGTTGAGATCGAGGTGTGATTATGAAACAACCAAAGAGATTAACGCGAAACCAAAAAGAATGTGTTTCAGCACATCATTTAAAGGTGTCCGATTGGATGCTAGTAAGGGAAACTGAGTTCTATCTTTACCTTATTAATAAGGAAGGAACTAAGACCAAGAGGGTAGATAAATTTATAAGAGGAGCAAAAAGAAAATGATTTACGATTCAATTTTATCCATCGGTCTAATATTGATTTTGGTCGGTATGTGTATGGCAGATGGCGAAGATTTGAGGATGTCGATTACTTTTATGGCTATTGGAGGCGCGATTGTTTTTTTGATAGGAAAGATCGGAGATTATTATGGTGAATAGAAAAGCGTTAAATAAAAATCAAGAAAAAATAGTCAATGAAGTCGGATTATTTCCGCATGAGTGGGAAGAAGTGTTCGAGGATGAGATTTATTTACACATTGTAAGCAAAAATAAGAATCCATCTGAAGTGAAGATTATTGACAAAAAAAGAAAAGCCCTCTGCAAGCAGAAAGGCTAATCAAAAAACACATTTTAATTATAGCAGAAAGGAGATTTTATGAAAAGTATTAAATTAAGAAGCATAAAAATTGAAAATTTCAAGGGTGCAAAAGAACGCACGATTGAATTCGGTGAAAACACAAAAATCTGTGGAGCAAATGCAACCGGAAAGACAACCATATTCGATGCATTTACATGGTTGTTGTTCGGAAAGGATTCGCTCGGTAGTGCAAAGTTTGATATTCGTCCATTAGATAAAGATGGAAAGATGATTGACAATCTGGAAATATGCGTAGAAGCAATCCTTTCTGTCGATGAAGAAGAATATACCTTGAAAAAAGCTCAAAAACAAAAATGGGTGAAGAAACGCGGTACAAACACAACAGAATTTCAAGGAAATGTGAATGAGTTTGAAATCAACGGTTATCCAAAATCGGAAAAAGAGTTTAAGCAGTTTATTTCCGGTATGATTGACGAAAAAGTGTTCAACATTGTTACGAATCCGGTTGCATTTACTTCATTGCCATGGAAAGAACAGAGAGAAATCTTAATGCAGTTTGTTGGAGAAAGTTCAGACGTGGAGATTGCGGAAGAGCATGGGGAAAAGTTTTCAAAACTAATTCCAGAACTGAAAATCGCAAACACGGACGATATTTTGAAAAAGTACACCAAAGCAAAAAACGCATTAAATAAGGAAATGACAGAGATACCTGCACGTATTGATGAAGTGTCAAAACAGCTTGTATCAGTTGATGTAGGGGCTTTAGAAGTGGAAAAGGCTACGAAAGAGGTTGCTCTTAAAAAAGTAGAAGATGAGTTGTCCGGCGGAGCTGCGAAGTTGGAAGAAATCAACGAAAAACGGAAAGCAGTTATGGATTTGCAGTTTAAAGGAAGTGCATTGTGTCAGATGGCAGAATCTGAACTTTCAAGCAAGAGGACAGAAGTCAGAAAAAGAATAGATGAATGTGAAAGGCAATTAGATTCAGACAAAAAAGAGATTCATGTGTTGAGAAATCAAATCGAAACTGCCACCTTGGAATTAAATGACGCGAAAAAAGAGAAAGAACAGCTGGAAGAAAAATGGAGAACTGCGAAATATTCTACATTTCCAGAGCTTGAGCCACTTGCTGAATATGTACCGCCAACACCATTATCAGAATCAGATTTAAAGTGTCCAACTTGCGGACAGGAATTGCCAGAAGATGTGAAAAACCAGAAAATTTCAGAATACCAGAAACGATGTGAAAAGGCAAAATCTGATTATGACGCAAGAGTTATAGCGCATGAGAGTAAATATAAGAAAGATAAGTCTGAATTTGAACAGAATCGATCCGAAGAATTGAAATCTATTACGAAACAGGCGAAGAATTGCGAAAATCTTATCGAACAGCATCAATCGAAAATTACCGATTTGGAAAAAACTGTTGAAGATTTGACCGAGGACATGAGCGTTCTGGAAGAGAAATTAAACCTTGAAAATAGTAGGCTTGATTCTATTCCGGCAGTTGCGGATATGTCTGAAAACGCAGAATACCAGAATATTAAAAATCGAATTTCTGAGTTGGAAAATGAAATCGAGGAAATGAGCAAAGAAACGGTTGGAAAAACCGAATTGGAAGCGAAAAAAGCAGTTTTGCGAGATGAAATCTCAGATATTGAGTGGAAAATCAAATCTGCGGACAATGCAAAGATTAAAGAACGTATTGCAGAGTTGGAAAAAGAGAAAGCGGAAGTTGGACAGAAGATTGCAGAACAGGAGCAAATGATCGATTTAACAGAGGAATTTATCAGAACGAAAATGAATCGTATTTCTTCTATTATTAATGAGAAGTTCAATGTTGTATCGTTCATGCTGTTTGAGAATCAGATAAATGGCGGTTTGAAAGAGTGCTGTGAATGCACAGTTAATGGGGTGCCGTATTCATCATTAAATAACGGGCATAGAATTATCGCTGGTTTAGATATTATCTCTTCTCTTTCTAAGTTGAACGGTGTTGATTGCCCTATTTTCTTAGATAATGCAGAGTCGATTTCGAAAGATAACTTTCCTGATGTTCAATCTCAACTTATATGCATGTATGTAACAAATGATAAGGAACTAAAAGCGGAGGCGTAACATGGCAATACCAAAATTAGAAAAGCAATTCGAATACAAAGGATTTCTGTGCGTAATTTTGTTTATGCCAGATGGATATCGTTGTGGATATGTAGGGATTCCGAAAGATATGAAAATTGATATAGATAGTATTGTTTGTCATGGAGGTATTACATATAATAGCGATCATTTATATCATCAGGAACAAAAAGATTTGAGATGGATAGGTTTTGATTGCGCACATTGTTTTGATGGGTACGATGTGGGAACGGCTAAAAAATTATTTGCTGATGAATCGGAAGTTATGAAGCATATAGCTTTATTGGAAATCACAGGTTATTTTGCTGTTTGCAATGAGGATAATCCTATTCGTACTGTTGAATATTGCGAGGAAGAATGTAAGAAAATCGTGAATCAAGTTGTAGAAAGGATGGAATGCAAATGATCGCAATTAAAGCACGATACTTAAAACATGGAGAACCCATCGGAAAAGATTACGTTTTCGCTTGCAACTTTCTCCCAAAACTAGGGGATATTGTGAAAGCAGGGAAAGCAAAGGCAGTTGTGACGGAAGTAGATACATCCGATGGTGCGGTATATAAGTACGATGGGGAATTGAGAGTAGCAGAAGAAATGGAGGAGTAGTAACAAATGAAAGAAGAATTACTTAACATTGCCATGCAGTCTTTGTCTGATGATGATGTGAAAGAAATTGTAAAAGATAAGTTTAAAAAGATGATGGAAAGAGCAGTAGAAGATGCTTTTCGGTGGGGAGATGCGGAAAAAGCAATTAAAAGCAAAGTTACAGAGGTTATGGTTCCGTATATTGAAAAATATGACTTCTCCGAATATCTTCCTAAGTTGGATTCGGTTTTGACGGAAATAGTTAATTCTGATGCTTGCATGGCAAATAAAACAATCCTCGAACATTTCAGAGATTTGATGATTGAGCCAGAGCAAAAAGAAATCAAAGTAACTGATTTGTTTAAAGCATGGAAAAAGAAGTGCGAAAGGGATATTGATACGACTGGTTTAGATATTGATTACGATGATGGGGTTTCATACTCATGTGTAGAATGCGAGATGATCGTAGAAGAACTTGATAAACCGTCATGGAGTAATGTGCAAAGAGCGGTAATCACATTCCAAAACAAACACGATGAATCACTTAATATTGAAATTCCTATTTCAAAATGGGTGTGGGATAGTGGAAAAGAAGAACCGTATGTACTTTCACCAGGAAACGATTTGATGATTTCTTCGTTAAGAAATATGAACGATTTTCAGATATTGCTTATGAGCCTTACCAGAGCGAGAACGTCAATTATTATTGATAAAGATTACGATAGCGATGATATTTTCCCGGAAGCAGAACCGGAAGCAAGTTTTAGTTAATAGAAATGGAGGAATAAATTATGTCAGAGAATACACAGGTAATAACACAGAATACAGGAGCAGTAGTACAGAAGCCAAAGACATTTGATATGGCTTTAATGGAAAAACTGGATAGCGTGAATGATGCACTCCCGAAAGATTTCAACAAACAGAGATTCGTGCAGAATACTCTTGCACTTATCCATGACAACCCGAAACTTATGGAGTATAAGCAATCAGAAATCATGTCAGGTCTGATGAAAGGCGCAACACTCGGATTGGATTTCTTTAATAAGGAAGCTTATCTTGTGCCATACGGAAGTCAGTTAAATTATCAGACCGATTACAGAGGAGCAAAGAAACTGGCAAAGAAGTATTCTATCCGTCCAATCAGGGATATTTACGCAAAGCTTGTCCGTGAGGGTGATGAATTTGAGGAAGTTATTGAAAACGGAGAACAGGGAATCAACTTCAAACCAAAGGCTTTTAATGATGGAAAGATTATCGGAGCATTTGCAGTATGCCTATTTGCAGACGGCGGTTTGATTTACGACACAATGAGTATTGCAGATTTGGAGAACACAAGAAAATCCAGTAAGGCGAGCAATTCTCCGGCTTGGAAGAATTTTACAGGAGAAATGTACAAAAAGACGGTGCTGCATAGACTTTGTAAGCACATTGAACTTGACTTTGAGAATCCTACTCAGCAGAGCAACTTTATATCTGGCATGGAAATCGAAACAGATGTAAGCGAGATTGCACACAGAGAAATCGCAGAAAACGAAAATTCACAGCCATTCGAAGTTGTGGCAGACGCGGAAGCGAAAGAAGAACCAAGTTTTGTGGCGGAGGGATAATGGATGATTATTGTTAAATTGACGATTTTATTGTGGGTTTTAACGTTTTTTATGAGATGGCTTATTTTGGCAGCTATGTCACGGGAAGAAAGACTTCTTTTGAAAATTAAAGGAAAAGTAAATAGAATGACATTCTTTCGTTTGCTTATGTTAATCTGTTTTCTTTTAGCAGTTGTTGGAACGATCGCAAGCGTTGTGTGGCTACTATTTTTTTATTAGGAGGTCAACTATGAGAATTATATCACAGGATGGAATGATTGATATTCCATATGAAAATCTTTGTTTTAGTATGGATTATAGGGATTCTACTAGAGTAATCGTATGGGATATTGGAAGTAATAATGGAGATGTTGTTACGATTGCAAAATATTCCACACAAGAAAAAGCTATAAAAGCAATGAAAATGTTGAGAAATGCTTACGCAGGAATGCCGGTTGTTTTTGAGAATGTGGATGTGCCGGATGACGTTGCTGATGTATTCAAAAGAACAAAAATTAATGGAATTGTCGCAATCACAGATGATAAAAAGTCGAAAATCGAATACGTTAATAATGTGGTTTTCCAATTTCCAAAAGACGAAGAAGTGGAGGTATAGCATGAACGAAGAAGAGAAAATAAGAGTAATAGCTGACCACTACGGATATGACGCACAGAGCAGGCAGTGCATTGAAGAAATGGGGGAACTGACACAAGCGATCAACAAGTTTTGGAGAAAACAGCTTGGTTGTGGGAACCGTGAATTGCCGAATAACCCATATGAAATTCCGGTGTTCACAAAGGAATATGACAATCTAATTGAGGAAATGGCAGATGTGCAGGTTACGTTGTTGCAGATGGCATATCTATTAAAAACCGACATTCAATCTATGGTTAATATCAAGTTGGACAGGCAGTTGGAAAGGATTAAGAGAGAATGCGTGGAGAAAAGTACATATTAGACGTATGCTGCGGTTCGAGAATGTTTTGGTTTGATAAGAATAATGACAAAGTTGTTTTTATGGATAATCGA